AATCCTGAATTAGATATAATTATAGAATATTATGTTTATAATTATTAATCCTGTTGGGCGTGATTCAGATCTGATTTGTATAAGTTTACATTAATTGTATTTCCATCGATTTCCGCAATTTAAACATGAAACAAATGTTGTCATGGGTTCATCACTAGATCGAATTTGTAATTGATAATAGGTTGTTTTCCAAGTTTTGCACTTTTTGCATTTATGAGCACCATCTTCAATTTCTTTTTCCTTAAAGATGAATTGGTCATCTGTATTTTCTATTGTATGAGTTTTGTAATAATTATCCCAAAATTCAGGAAATAATTCAGATGCAGACATTTCTTCACATAATTGTTTTTCGTTAATTTCATTATTTAAATAACGTTTTAATAAATTTGTATTACCTATGGAACCTTTACCTTTGGGTTGTAAATTTGTTAATATATGACGTGCTTTATATTTATAAAGTTGTTCAAATTCATAATTCCATCTATTAATGGTAATATTTTTGTTTTTAAAAGAATAATTATAAATTCCCCTTTCTAAATTAATTGCTCTTTTTATTTTTTCTAATTCTTTTAATTTTGTGAAATTATTTAAAAGATTATAAAATTTTTCATAAATAAAATCTCTATATGGATGAAACGGTTTTAATAATAATAATTCTTTTTTATTATAATTTTTTTTCATAATTTACTAAATAAATTTTATTTTTTGTTTTTGTTTTAATTCCTGTATTACGTTTGAATAATTCATCAAAAGGTTATTCTGCAAATTTGTTTCAACATGTGGAAACACATTACCAGTTTCAACATTTTCGTCAGTGTTTGTGTTTGTGTTAGATACAATTTTTTTTTCATCATTTAAATTTTTTACGTTGATTTCTTCAATTGAAAAAATTAAAAATTTATGAACTTTATTAAAAATATAACCTGAAATATTTTCAATTTTATAAATATATGTCTTGTTATTTAAATTTTCAATTTTATAATTATTTTCTCCGTTAATTAATTTTTTACTAATATCAAATATACATTGTGTTGTGTCGTTTAAAATAATATATTCACTATGTGATAAAAAATCCTTTACAAGAAATGCTTTTTCAGTCATACTTGTTCTTTTTCTATAAAAAAAAAACAAATAAATCAAAAAAAAAAAAAATCAAAAATAAAATGAATAAAAAATTGAAAAAAAAATAATTGCATAAAAATATAATGAGTAGAATTCTAAAACTGTTAAATCATTATAATAAGGAAAATATTTATAAAACTCATTTATCTTTTACAGGTGGTAAATGGTATATAGAGAATTTGGAAGATTTTTATTATGAATTTTATAAATTTCGTGTAGAAGAATATCATATAATAGAGCATGTGAAATATAAAAATTTCAAGTTATTTTTTGATATAGAGATTCCTAAAAATAAAGAATTGGATTTTTTAGAAATAAAGAATTTTAATTTACAGAATTTGAATGAATTTTTCAATATAATTAAAAATAGTTTAATGGAATTATTTACAATTGATAAATTGGAATTTTTAATATCGGAAAGAAAAATTTCTCAAAATTTATCAAAATTTCATATAAATACTAATATTGTAGTTAATGAAAATATTGCTATATATGTTATTAAATATATTTGTAATAAATTACAAGAAAATGATATGAATAATATGATTCAGTGTATAGATAAAAGTGTATATTCGACAGGTTTGAGAATTTTTGGAAGTAAAAAACCGATTGATAGTGTTAAAAAAGAGATTGAATATTTAAAATCTGTGAATTTATATAATGAAACAGTTTATGAAGAGACATATAAATTGATAAAAGAAATAGATAGTTTATATACTAGAATTGATAAAAATGATTTGAATATAAATGATTTTATGAAATTATTGGTTTTGAATATAAAAAATGAGAAAATGACGAAATTAAAGGATTTGCACAAGAAAAATATTAAAGAAACAGAAAGTAAAAAAGCAGAAACTGATAAATTTAAAAGAGAATACAAGACAGAAAATGAAATTAAAGAAAATGTGAAAACGAGCATTAAAGAAATTATAGAAAAATTAAAATGTACAAAATTTAATTTAGGGTATTTAGATGAAATTAATAAAGAATTGGATATTCAAAAAATTAATTGTGGAGAAAATAATTTTAATGTTAATTACTTTATTACTATAAATAATAAATATTGTCCATTTAAAGAAAGAGAACATATAAGATTTTCAAATCCGGTATATATTGAATTAAATAATAATGGGCTATGTTTTAAATGTTTTGATAGTGAATGTATGAATAAAATTTATCCAGAAACGTATATAAGATATGAGCATTTAATTGATGTAAATGATAAAAAACATTATGAATTTATGAATTCGATTACATTAAATTATAGAAATACAAATTTATCAAATGAATTGATATTGGAATTAAATAAATGTGTGAATGACCAAACGCATTATACAATTGCGAAATTAATTTATTATTTGTGGGGAGATACAAGTAAATATGGTTCAACACTTTTTAGAATTAATCAAATTAATAAACCAGATTGGTATGAATTTGACGGTATCAGATATAAAATGTCTGAAAAAATAGAAATGTATATATCAGAAAAATTAGTTGAATATTTTGAAGGAATATTAATTAAAGAATCAACATCGAAATATATAGATTTAATAGATTTTTTAAAAGAAAATGAAGAAGAAAATAAACATAATAAAAATATTAAAAAATTAATTAAAAATTTAAAAGATAATGTGTATAAAAGAAATATAAAAAGTCAATTAGCAAATATTTTGTTTAATAGAGAACCCCATTTTTATGAAAAATTAAATACAAATCCATATTTATTAGGATTTGATGATGGAATATATGATTTAAAAACTCATGAATTTAGAAATGGAAAACCTGATGATTTTGTCACATATTCTACAAAATACAAATTTAATACAAATTTAGATGATATAAATGTTGTTGATGTTGTAGATGATGTAGATGATATAGATTTTGATAATTTTGAAAATAATATTCCGGAAATTAAAGAAATATTTGAATTTTTGTATAAATTAATTTCGGACAAAGAAGTATTGAGATATTTATTATTAATTTTTGGGAGAAGTTTAGAAGGTTTTACAGATGAGAAATTTTATATATTTACGGGAACTGGAGCTAATGGAAAATCGACATTAATTAATTTGTATCAAATAACATTGGGTGATTATAATCATTCACCTGATGTGACATTATTTACACAAGATAGAAAACAGGGACCATCTCCGGAAAAGGTGGCAATTAGAAATAAAAGGGCGTTAACATTACAAGAACCTGATAATGATACTTTAAGAGTTGGAGTTTTAAAACAATTAACGGGAGGAGATATTATGGAGTGTAGAAATTTATTTGAAAAAACGCCCTTACAATTTAAATCTCAAGCAAGTATCTTTTTATGCTGTAATGACCTCCCCAATATTAAATCATTAGATGGAGGAACATGGAGAAGAATTCGTGTAATTAAATTCAAAAATAAATTTGTAGTAGATACCCCTAAAAATGAAAATGAATATCAAATTGACAACAGTATTAAAACTGATAATAAATTAGAAAAATGGAGACCATATTTTATGAAAATATTAATCCATTTCTATAAAGAATATAAAAAAAATGGAATTTCTGAACCTGAACAAGTATTAATTGCTACTAAAAAATATGAACAAAATGAAAATCGATTTCATAATTATATTAAAAATCGCGTTCAAAAAACTACTTCTGATAAATTTATTCTTAAAGAAGACATTGTTAATGATTTTAACAAATATTGGGTAGAAAATAATGTTAATGTAAAATTTATTCCTAAATCCAAAGATTTCATTAATGTTTTGTCCAAAACTTTTAATATTGAAGAAGATTATGATTTAATCGGCAATGTTGGATTTTACGGAATAGCAATTAAAGAACCCGAATTCGAATTTTAAAAAACACCCTCTATTATTACCCCAAATTATTACCAAATTATACATAAAATTAATTGCGCCGAATTAAATTGATAGATTATCACTAGTATATTTAGTTTCACTTATAGAACTAATTAAATTACTTTCATTACTATCACTATCACTTTCACTTGAATAACGATAATATGCGGTTTCTAATTTTGTTTTAGAAGATGCTGGTATTTTGCGTGCGTGAGAGTTCGCTACAGGTTCGCTTTCTTCGGTGTCTAAACTTTTTTTTATTTTATTTAATTTTTCAAGTAACGAATCTAAATTTTCTTTTATTAAATTTTTGTAATTATCTTTTTTTTTATTTTGATTTCTGTTGTGATTTTGATATTTATTTTCATATAAACGAAATAAATCTGAATATTCGTCTAATACTAATGGTAATCCTTTAAATTTATAATACATTAGAGATAAATTTAATTATTAAAAAAAAAAAATATTTTTTTTGTAAAATTGTTAATCTGCTATTGTTGTAAATTCTTCTTTACAGCTTGGACAAACCCATAAATACATTGATATATCAGTTAATGCTTCGTCATCATCAGTTGTAGCGTAATACTTTGGTGGTGTTGTGTTATGAGTATATTTAAAATTTTCATAATTTTCATCAAAATTTTCACTATATTCGTCCGTATGTGAATGCCCCCACGCTTTAAGATGTAAAAGCGGATTTTCATCGCAGTCAGTGCAAATATTAAATAAAATTTCGCATTTTAGGCAATAAAATCCTTCATTACTTTCTTCAACTGGTTGTAAACATTTAGGGCATTTAGGTAATTCTTTAAATTTATAATACATTTATTAAATAATTTATTAAAAAAAAATATTTTTACGTAAGAGCGTTCTTGGATTTTAATTTAGGGTCGTGAAATTAAATATTTTTCATATATAATTTTTTTAATATTTTTAGTTTGTGGTTGATTTAAGATATGTTCAAAACCAATTAAATCATTTATATTTTCATAATTATTTTTATTAAAATTAAAAATTTTACATTTCTTTCATAAACATATAATATTTTAATTCAATTAATTTTTTTAAAAATTTTTTAAAAGTAATATATATATGAAATATAATATGCAAGATGGAAGAGCATTTACAGATTATAGAAGTAATTGTTTATTAGTTGCAGAATTACAACAAGAAAGCGGAATTTATAATGAATATGAATTTAGACAATATTTACAAGACGAAAGTGAAATCTATCCAATATACTATGATGCTGAATACGATGCTGAATATAATGCTGAATATGATGCTGAATACGATGAATAAAATATTACAGGTATCCTACGTATTTTTATTTTGTATCTTTTTCGAACTTGTAACTACTGCCTTGGAACTTGTTTGTATATTGAAGGTATCCTATATTGATTAATTCGGTGATATCGGAATGATTTATGTTTGGGTTTACAGATTTAAAATTTTTGGTATTAATATGAATAGTATTTTCAGTATTAGGTTGTAATCGTGAAGTTGGATGTATTAAAAAATGTCGTTGATTGTAGCAATTAAAAATATGATATATATAGTCATAAATGGAATTAATATTTATATTATTAGGTTTATCGGAAATTACTCTAATACCTAATAATGTTTTAGAATTAATGTTGAAATTATTTAAAATATAAATTATGGGATAACTAGAAATTAATCCTCCGTCAACAAAAATGTGATTATTATAAAGAGAAATAGTGAAAATAAAAGGAATACTGATAGACATTCGGATAGCATCTAAAATGGGAAAATCTGGAGTATTATTTTTGTTAAATACGGCTATAGAATAATTATTTAAATTTGTGCAAAAAATGTGTAAATTAAGAGATAAATCGTTAAATGTTAAATTGTGTGAAATACCTTTTTTTAAAAGTAATGTTTGAATAGTTGTTATAATATAATCAGAAGAACAAAAACCCCATTGATTTATGAAATTAGAAATAGAAAAATTGAAAAAATGAGAAAAATTAATTTGTAGTAATTCTTGATGTAATTCGTCAGGTGTATAAAAAATGTATAATAATGCTATAATAGAACCAGCGGAAACTGAAAATATATTATGGATTTGTTTAATAAAAATGTGATGGGGTATGTTTTCATTAATTTTTTTTAAATAACCTATTATGGATATACATTTAATTCCGCCGCCACTAAATATTAAATTTTCTATATTTTTGAATTCATCTTTTTCAAGTGTTTTTTCTAGGTCCTCCATGTCGAACCTGTCCATATAAAAAGTATAGAAAAAAATGAATTATTTTTTTTTTATAGAGTATTTGTAAGAATGTTCAAGTCTTTTCTTAAAAATATTGGATTGGATGTTATAGGTGATGAATCCCAAATTAATGATAATGAATCAAAGTTGTTAAATAATTACGATAGCGAAGGCGACGATATTGTTCATTCAAATAAAGTGTTAATAATTGAAAAAAATAACAAGGGAAAAATGGGAGAGATAATTGATAGTATTAAATCAAAAGTTAAATTGAATGTATTGTATTATAAAAATGTTCCATATAATGAATTATCTAAATATGAGTATTTGAAAAATGTAAAAAATGCCACAGTTGAAAAAATAGATAAAGTTGCGGTAATAAAACCGTTAATTACAGATGAATTTACAATGGAAAAAAATTTAGAAAATTCAAAGAATTATTTGGAAAAATACAACAAGTTTATAGACACTCAATTAAAAAATGTTCCAATTAATGAATTAATAGAAATGTATATATTACAAAAAAATAATCGTTATTATATAGCGCAAAAAATTGGAGATACTTTTAAATTATTTAAATCTAAAATTCATAAATATGAAATTTTGTATACATTAAAGGAAAATCCAAATATAAATTTAGAAAATATTTATGGAAAAATCCCAGAAAAAACATTGAGATTATTATTGGAAGAATCAAAGGATCGAACTCAAAATATAGATTTTAATATTATGATTAATAAAAAATTAGATTCTCTGGATTTAGATTCTTATGTAGAATATAAAATTATTGATACTAAAACATATAAATTAACAGGTACAGATTTTGAAAAAGAATATAAATTCATAGTGAACAAAGATGGAAAATCAGAAGAATTTTCGATAAAAGATAAAATATTTATGTCATCGGAAGATATGTCAATAAGAGGAAATATAATAAAATATATTCCGGATATTTATAGAATTAAATACAGAGAAAATGTGATTTTGCCATTGCGTAAAATACAAAAAATTCCAAATAAACAAGGTTCGTTTGATGTTAAAATAAAATCAAATTTACCTATTATAGAATCTGAAACAAAAATAGAAAAAATTATGGAACCAGTTTACGTCATTCGTGTATATTCTGATAATAGTTATAAAGATATTTCACTAACAAAAAATGAGTTTATGTTTATAGACATTGAAGATACTAAAACTTCACAAATATATGAACTTGTTGAAAATCCAAACAATAATATTTTCAAAGTTATGAATTTAAAAACACGACAAATAGAAACATTGAAAAATTCTAGTAATTTATTGAAAAATTTTGAAAATTTTACAAATCAACAATACACAAACACAGAAATATATAAAGACACTGAATTACAATTGCCATTTGAAAAATTAGAAGAATTAGATTTAGGAAATTTTGAAGAAGAAGAGCAAAAAATAGGAGTAAAAGATATAGAGAGAACTATAATGAAATATGAAAAAAATCCATTACAGGAGAAATTTAAATTAAAAATTGAATCGATTGCGAAATTATTCAAGTTGGAATTGAATGATTATTATAAAGTTGCAGAGGAAATATATACTTTATATCAAATTATTCTTTCAAAAATCAAAGGAACAGAATTTGAGGAATATTTTGATGAAGATAAACCATTGTTGAAATATTTTTATAGTTTAGCGTATTACAAAGATTTAAGAAAAAATTATATAAAAATCCAAGGAGTTAATACATTGGATAAATACATTGATGCTTTATATTCTAAAAAATATTTTTCAAAAAACGATTATGAATTTATCCCATTCAAAAATAATATTCTATTTAATTTAACTTGGAATGATGAACTTCTTAGTCAAACAAATTATTCAGAAAAAGACTGTAAATCTGAAATTAAATGTATTAGAACGTTAATGTATAATGCTTATAAAATATTTTCGCAAATAATTTCAGAAATAAATTGGGGAGAATTTCAAACAATAAACAAGGATGCTTTGCCGATAAAGTCTACTAAAAAATATCTTTATGAATATAATTTAAGTAATAAATCAAAAATCGAGGGCAAAGATGGTAAAATTTGGAATTTTGGGATTATTTCAAAAACTGGAATTGAACAAGAAGATAATGGTAAACAAAAAAAATATTTAAAAACATCAGATATTATGAAGGGTGTGGATACTACTAATTATAGCCAAATATTATGGACTAATAATGAATTAATAATAATCAATCAATTCAAAAAAGAAATTTTACAACAAATTAAAATCAATAAAAATAATACAGAAAAGTATAATTTATGGAAATGTGTTTATAAAAAAATTGATAATATTATACCAGAAATCAACAAGTTGAAACAAAATGAAACATTGGATTCTATTGAAAAAAATTGTTTGATAAAATTGGAAAGAATTAACGAAAAAATATTTGATAAAATACACAAATTGTCAAAAGCACAAGGTAAAGTTAAATTAAACAATGAAAGTGAAAGCGATACTTATACATATGCTATGAATGAATTGAATAATAATTTTTATATGAAAGAACATTCGCACTATAATTTCAAAAATTTGATGAAAGAAAAGAATGAAAAATTATATTATGAGACATTTGAACAAGCGCGAAAAATTGCTAGTTTAAGAAAAGATGTCATTAAGAAATTTCAAAAAGATATTTCAAATATTTTAGAAAAAGAATCAGACCCATTTAAAATTAAAATATTAACATTAATTAAAGACAATTTAAATAATTTACAAATATTACAAAATTATGTTAAAGATGGAATGTTTGAAAACGTAAATGAAGTATCTGAAATAATTAATAAATTTGATAAAGAATTAAAGGAAAAGATTAATACTTTAATACGTAAAAAATTCCCATTGTTTTTTGAAAAAGACGAATATTTAAAAGGAAGTATTTTATATAATAATATCTTGAACGAAATAAATAATGAATTACAAAATGAATTAGAAAACTCACAAGACAAAGAAGTCATTTCTATAGTGATTAAAAATTTATATAATTTACAAGAATTTTACGATACACTAAACAAAACTGATTTAAGTGAATTTGATAAAAAATTAAAACAATACATTATTCCAATTTTAGAAAAAATAAATAATCAATTTGGAAATGAATTAACAATTATATCACCGGATGAAAAGGAAACTGAAGAAACTGAATTTGAATTTGATGAAATTGGCGAAAATGAAAAATTAGAAGCAAAAAGATTAAAATTATTTAAAAAATTCATCAATAAAAATAAACAAAAAAATACAAATATGCAAAAAGATTACTTTATGACAGAAGATGAAATTAATGATTTCATGAATTCTATCGAATAATTTAAAGAAAAATGTTGAGAGCAAGTTAAAATTTAATTAAATTAAAAATTAATTTTTTTTTTTATTATTTTTTGTAATTGAAAACAAGTGTAAAAGTAATAAATTTAAAAAAGAGACCGCAACCAGAACAGAAAAGTAAAGAATGGTTTGACCAAAGATTAACACAGATAACAGCTAGTAATGTTGCTAGTTGTATTCCATTTAAAAAGGAGTATATACAAGAATATATGGAAGAATTTCCGAATTGTAATATTAAAGAAAAAGATTTTAAAAATGACAAATATTGTAATCCTTATGAAAATGCCGATAGTTATATAAAAAAAATGGTTAATAATTTTTATAACCCAGGTGTTAGTAATTATAAAGATACAAAATATACTATATGGGGTAAAAAATATGAAGCAGTTGCTTGTAATTTTTATTCTAAATTAAAAAATGTTATCATTCACGAATTTGGATTAATAACACATAAACAATATAAATGGTTAGCAGCTAGTCCTGATGGAATTACTAATAATGGAGTTATGTTGGAAATTAAGTGCCCTTTATCCAGAAAAATTAATGGTATTCCTAATTTATATTACTGGTGCCAAGTTATGATACAATTAGAAGTTTGTAATTTAGATGAATGCGATTTTTTAGAATGTGAAATTGTAGAAATATCCCTTGATGAATACAATTCAAAATTAAATTCAAACAATTCATCTGACAATAATGAATTATTAAAAATTGGATATGTTTTAACAAATAATAAATGTACTTCTGAAAATGAAAAATACATTTATTCTTTCGAAAATTCAAAAATAAATGAATTAAAAGACCACGATTTGTTAAATTATTCTATAAATTATTATTATATTCATAAATTTAATATTATAACTATAAAAAGGTCTACAAATTGGTTCAAAAAAATTAAACCGATATTATATTCAATTTATAAACAAATAAAATATATACAAAGTGATAAAAAATATTTTTTAGATTATATAAATGACAAAATGCCCACCGATAATTTAATTATAGATTTTCCTGATACAGAATATACACATTTCATTCAAAATTTTAACGAATCAGAAAATGAAATACAAAATGAAGAAGTTGAGGATGACAATTGTTTAATTTCAGTTTGAGTTGGATGCGTTTTTTTTTTATATATTTTTTTTATTCTTATTCTATATGGATTTAAATTTAGGAATAATATTTAATATTGGAATAGGTATCGGAGTAGGTAGTTTAGGATATTATATATCTAATATATATATAAAATTAACTGAAAAAAAATATGATAAAATGGTTAGTTTTCAACAAAAAAAATATTTAAAAGAACAAGAAAGTGATAATGATAAAATTAAAAAAAGTGGATTGTGTGTTTATTGTAATGATTATGAAACGTTTCATCCCATAAATAATTGTTATAATTTTACACCTAAAAGTTTTATTAATAAAAAAGTCAATCCACTTGAACCGCATATTCTATACGCAACTTATCATCCTCCAATTCCGAAATCTTTTTTTAGTAAAACTGTTTTGAAATTTAAACAAGATTTCAAAAGTTTGTATAATAACGTTAAAAAACAATTAATAAGACCTTTTATTTCTATAATGGAATTATATAAGTCATTATTTACAAAACAAGACGATATTAAAAAATTACAAGATGAAATAAAAAAATTAAAAAGTCAAATGGCATTTAATGAATTTTCCCCTAAAATCTTTAACTCCAATCACCCAGAAACAGAAAAAGTCCTAGTAAATCAAACCTCTAACCCAGAAAAAATTCCAGAAACAGAAAAAGTCCTAGTAAATAACCCAATTAAAATATGTAAATTACGTCCGCTATCTAAACAAAAAAAATTAAATGAAAGTAAAAAAGTCCATAATGAAGAGAAAATTCCGAATGGTTGGTATGAAATTGAAGATAATTTGTAAAATCTTAAATACAGTCCTGCAGAAATTTGTATAGAATATTAAATTTGTAATCATGGGTCAGTAAGTCTTTTTTTTTTTAAAAATGAAAAAAATTGTTTTTTTTTTAACATAATGGATAATCCTATTACGTTATATATTAAATTGAATACAAGCGATATTGAAATTCCTACTGAATTGAAAATAACATTAATATTTTATAATGTTTTTTTAATTGTGATTTTACTGTTATTTATTATATTTCTATTTATTTTAAAAGGATTAAGGTTTTATTATTAAGATAAATAAATTAAATGAAGGGTATGGTGATATGGATATTGTTTTTTTTAGAAGGTAAAGTTAATTGTTTATAACGTAAATTTTAAAGTAAAATTATTTTAAAAAGTAAAAAATAATGAGACCAATAATGAATATTGTAATGGAAATTGTATTTATTTCAATATCAGCAGTAATATTATTGCCAGTTATTGAATATTTTTTTACAAAAAAATTTTTAGAGTTTAGAAAGGGAAGTTTAGAAATGTATTTAGGAACAATATTAGTGGTAAGTTTATTACATATTATTTATGAAATATTGGGATTTAATGAATCGTGGTGTAAAATGACATATAAGTAAAATGACAAACATAAATGGGCCGGCCGTAAATAGACAAATGATATTGGTAAAATTAATTATTAGAAGAAACTTTATATTGATATTTGTATGTAATTATCATGTTATCTTTTTCGATTTGAGTTGGAGAATAAATTCGTTTAATAATGTATGAATATTCTTTTTTTAAACTATTTTGTGTAGTTTCTTGAATAACGACTTTTGCTTTTAAATTTTTGGTTTTATTATTTAAAAATGTTTTAGTAAAGGCTTTTTTTGCTGCAGAAACTGGTGTGTTGCTTAAATATCTACCTCCTGAATGTGAACTTTTAGAATTTCCATTTTTTATAACGCTTTTAATTGTAAAGCTTCTCATATAAAATTTAGTTTTAAAAAAATTTAATTAAAAAAAATGAAAATGAATAAATTTCAATAAATTTATGACAAAGACATTTAAATTTGAGATTAACGAAAGAGTTTTTATAAAAGGAGATTGGGAAAATGTTTATAAAGTTTATAAAATTAATGGAAGAAATTATCAATTAAAAACACAAGATGATTTTATTAGTAATACTTGGAGAAATGATAGTGAATTAACAAATTCTAGAAAATCGGATTTTTTAAAATCTTTGCGTGAAAATAAAATGGGACAAAATAAATTAAATAATGCAGTAATTAATGATGTTTATAAATATATTAATTGGAATGTTAAAAATCGTCCATGTAAATTTTTATTTACAAATGAAAAAAATGCACCAAAACAAGTATTTTATTGGCAAGAAGAGGATTATGATGGAAGTATATTTGTAGTGTATGAATATCTTTTTGAAAGTCCTGTAATAGGCCCTAAAGTATTTTATCTTTGTTTAAATTCGCGATTTGGAAGTTGTTCAGGGTGCGATGGTTGGGAAAATATTTTAGAAATGGGATGGTGTAATGAAAATAAAGAAGCTTTAGCTGTTGAAAAATTAAAAAGAGATTATATTGAAAGAGAATATAAAAATATATACATTAAATTATCAAAACATGATATTAAACATAAACACCCTGAATGTAATGAAAAATTAACAAACTGGAAAAAAACAACGCCTAATTAACTGGAAAACATCTGAAAATTAAAAATTATTTTTAGTGAGAAAATATTATGAATTTGTTATGTTTTTCATGGTTTCATTTGTATTGATTATATAGAATATTTAGGTAATAATTATTGAATTTTTTTTTAAGTTTGAAAGAGTATGAGCGGAGGAATTTTTCCGGATAGACCATTTAGTTTAAATATAAAATGTATTATATTTACAATTATTATAGCATTAGGTTATTGGTATTTACCTTATAAAAATGTGTATGTATTAATATTTTTATTATGGTTGCCATATATAGCATTATCGTGGTATGATTACGCGTATGATTGTGAAGATAAAATACAACCTACATTATTTCCATATGGGCGTTATATATTTTTGCCATTTAAACCGCAAGGATATAAACAAGAATATGACAAATTAACGCCGGAACAAATAAATAAAATGAATGAATTAGACCATAATATAACATGGTCAATTATTATTTTAATAATAGCATATTTTGGATTCAATTTAACAAAAAATAACATATATAGAGGGATATAATTTTTATAATAGTATTTGGTTTCAACAAAAAAATGAAAAAAAAAATTTATTATAAAAATTATGTCAAAGATAGTTAAAAAAGTTTTAGAGTTGAAGGAAAATGGTGCAAAGATATTGGAATTACCAGAAGAAAAGTCATATCATGTATATATTGGAAAATATACAGAAAGATATGAGTGTGATGAATTTATAAGTGATAAAATTGGTGTAATGTCAAGTTCTGAATATATAGTAGATTATGAAAATATTAAAAAAATAAGAAAGGAGTTATCATTAATAATGGGTATTAAAGAGGGTATATATAGTGAAAACAAAAAGGGTTTTAAATTAAGCGAGATAGTAAAAGAGTTAAAAACAAGATTGGGTTGGTCGGAAAGTGGTGAGTATAGATGTACATTTGTATTAATATATAAATATGTTTCATTAGAAATTGAATGGTTTTACTAAATTTAAAAATCGGCACCTACCTATAGGTGTCTTTTTTTACAAACTCCAATTTCTTGAGTTAAATAGGAGATGGAATTTTAAAAATAATTTTCGCCGTAATCGCATAAAATTTCATTCAAGGCTTTAATATTTCTGGAAGCAATCATATAAACGTGAATGCTATCTTTTTTTTTAATAATATCAAAATAGGCGTTATTTCTAAAATGAGAACCGTGCGCGTCATTTGCGTTTCTGACAATGGTGCTATTTTTATCTAAACCATCCCAGCACATTACGTCTTTTTCTTTTTGATTTTTTTTTTGGTCATCGCAAAATACATATGAATAATTTACATCCTTGCCTTTTCCATTTCTATTATCTAAATGTCCACTTTTGACTTTCATCCAATTATATGAATATTCACCTATAATTTGATTTTTTTTAAAGCCTAAAGGCCCAGCAAATAATCCATTTCCAGCATTTTTAATTTTAGAAGGAGCCACAAATAAATTTTCAATTAAAATTGTGTGAAAATGACAAAATTTTGGATATATACCTATTTCTAATTGACATCTTTTATTTGTGTCAGGGTCTATATAAATACATCTTTCTTTGCTAGGGGTTGTTTTTGCGATTTTTTCATAATCTCTTCTTTTAGGAGAGGGACTAAATGGTCTTTTAGTTGTTTTAAAATTTTTATATTTTTTTATTGGACTTTTAAACTCTTTGTATTTCATACCTTTTACTTTTAAAAAAAAAATAACATTTCAAAATTACCCAATTATTATAAAAATTAAATGAAAAAATTTTTTTTTTTTTAAACAAATTAATAAATGAATTATACACCTTACAATCAAAGCGGAAGTGGAAATTCTGGTATGGGTGTTCCGGAGTATATTCCGCGTATGATACCTAGTAATACATATATACAACCTCAGCAACAGAATATGTATGGTCAAAATAAGCAACCAAATATGTATAATCAAAATCAGCAATCAAATATGTATGGTAAAATTGATTTATTCGAGAAAAATATATTAATATTTAGTAATTATTGTATTCATTCAAAAAATTTTATAGAAATGTTGGAAAAACATCCTAATGTATATACAAATTTTAAAAAATTGTGTGTTGACGTGGATAAATATACAAATAAAAGAAATCCTTTATTTTATGAAATACAAAGATTGCTCCAGAAAAGAATAACGGATGTTCCAACTGTAATAATTGAGAATGGTGAATATGTTTTATCGGGAAAACAAGCATTTATGTATTTAATAAATCTAGTGGAACCACCACAGCAAAAAAATTCAATTTCTGGATTTAATAAAGATGAAATGAATAATTTTAGTGATAAATATACATTATTTGATGAATCGGGTTCTAATCAAAAAGGATTTAACGAAGATAAATATAATTCAACAACAATTCACGATGCGTCTCATCAAAATTATAAATTTTTAAATGAGAATAGTGATAAAATTTTTACACCACCAGAAGAAGAAAGTCATAAATATGCTACAACTGATTATAATAAAATTATTTCGGAGAGAGAACAAATTGATAATCAAATGCAAAATCAAATGCAAAATAAAAAAGTTAATTTTCAAGATAATTTTAATATTAATCCACGAAGTGGTGGTGGTAATTTAAGAAATGAACGAGAAAATATTAATATACCAAGACAACAAGTTGATTTTGAAAAATCAGATTTTGGATGGGGGGGAAAAGTTGATATGAAACAATCAGAAATGAAATTCAGCGATTTGGAAAAACAAAGAGAGCAAGATTTAAAATTAAATAATGTTCAAAGACCCCATTATAAAGTTAATTTTCAAACTGGAGAAGTTATTCCTGAATAAAATTGGAGATTTATTTAATAATTTATTCTTTTTTTTAAAGTAATTTTTTTAAAAAATAATCTTAATGAGTGGAGCTATTTTACAACTTCAGCATATTGGGGAAGAAGAAATATATTTTATAAATAAACCATCAGTTAATGTGTTTAAATATAATTATCCTCAATATTATAATTTTGCCAAAAATATTATAGAATTACAAATTCAAGATAAGCCCGAATTTGGTAAAAAAAATTCGGTAGTTATACCGAAATATGGAGATTTTTTAAATGGAATTACTTTTGAAATTACATTACCGCCCTTAGTAAAAAATTCAGGTTCTTATGCTTGTTGGACAAATACTTTAGGTTATGCGATTTTTGATGAATACATTGATTTACAAATTGGAGGAATTTCATGGGAGAGATTATGGGCTGAACAATTAGATATAGATGACGAATTAACAAATTTTTCTCAAAAAGATGGAAATAATTTAAGCATTTTAAAATCTGAATTATATACATCAATTCAAACAAATGCTAATAAATCAGTTAAATTAACCATTACTTTACCTTTTTGGTTATCAAAAAAATTAAATTTAAGTTTAGAATTATCTAAAATTAAAGATGAAATAAAAATTTTTTGGAAATTGCGCCAATTTGATAATGTTATTCATTATGACGGCAATATACCACCTTCACAAGTTGAAATAACAAATTTTATTGTTTATGCTGAATATATTTATGTAGATGAGAGATTACGTATAAATAATAAAACTGATATTAATAAAAATATTATTATAACACAAACACATTTTAAAAATATAGAATTTATACCTCAATCTGTTAATTTTTATAAAAGTTTATTAACTTTTTCAGGATTATGTAAAGAATTATTGATTGTAGCAAAAGATTCTAGTAGTATTGAAAATAATGATTTATTAAATTATTCACGCCCATCTGATTCTTTAAATATTATAGATTCAATGAATTTAAATTTAGATAATAATTACAGATATGATATATCAAAACAATTAAAAAGTGAAAGTATTTTTAGAACAATATTATGCAAAAAAAAACACTCTGTTATCCCAACAAAATATATTTATTGTATGCCCTTTTCAGAATATCCTGAATTAAATCAACCATTAGGTTTTTTAAATTTAGGTTTATTTGATAATGTTGAATTAGTATTAAATTTAAATAACGATAATGACACATTTTTATATATATTTTGTAAATCAATTAATATACTTGAATATGACCCAACTTTTGACTGTTATACATTAAAATATACTTACTAAATTCTCTTCCAAAATTACCTACTAAATTTTTTATTCAAATTAAATTTAATTCTTTTATTGAAAGTCTTACATTAATTCCATGAGTTTTATCATTACAAATAGGTTTCCATAACCAATTATGACAATTTTTTTGAATTATTTTTGCCGCTTTTTCTCTTTCTCTTTTTTCAGCAATTTCAAAAGTATTACTACTTAAACCGAATATCCCCCAATCCCAAGGTTTATCAGGGTATTTTTCAACAAATTCTGGTGTAATACTTGGATTACTACTTAAACCCAAATATCCCCAATCCCAAGGTTTATCAGGGTATTTTTCAACGAATTCAGGTGTAATCGCCGGATTATTACTTAAACCATATTCTCCCCATTTCCAATGTTTATCAGGATATTTTTCAACAAATTCTGGAGTAATTGCTGGATTCAAACTTAAGCCACGTATTCCCCAATTCCAAGGTTTATCAATATAACATTCAATAAATTTAAATGTAATTCTAGGATTACTACTTAAATTACTCCAATCCCAAGGTTTATCAAAATGACGTTCAATAAATTCTGGAGTAATACTTGGATTTATACTTAATATACCATAACTCCAAGGTTTATTAGGGTATTTTTCAACAATTTGGGGAGTAATACTTTTATTATGACTTAAACCGTAATTTCCCCAATCCCAAGGTTTATCAATCTGTCGTTCAATAAATTCTGGAGTAATACTTGGATTTCTACTTAATGTACCATAACTCCAAGGTTTATTAGGGTATTTTTCAACGAATTCTGGTGTAATCGCTGGATTACTACTTAAACCACCAAAATCCCAAGGTTTATCAAAATGACGTTCAATAAATTCAGGAGTAATACTAGGATTTATACTTAAACCACGTATTCCCCAATCCCAAGGTTTATCAGGATATTTTTCAACAAATTCTGGAGTTATACTTGGATTACTACTTAAACCACTCCAATTCCAAGGTTTATTAGGGTGACGTTCAACGAATTCCGGAGTAATACTTTGATTACAACTTAAACCCCATCGTCTCCAATCCCAAGGTTTATCAATATAACGTTCAATAAATTCAGGAGTAATACTAGGATTACAACTTAAACCACCATATTCCCAACACCAAGGTTTATCAATATAACGTTCAATAAATTCTTCTAAAATTGTCATTTTTTTCTTATTAAATTTTTTATTTTAATTTTTAATTTAACGAAAAAATTAAATTTAAATTTAAAAATTATTTTTAAATGAATCAAAATTCAGCATTAGAACAATTAAAATTTAAATTATTAAATAATGAATTTAATTCTTATAATGATTTTTTAAATTTTATTGAAACAAATAATATTATTTTTAAAAAACCAATTTCATTTTCTATTAATAATTATTTATCTTGTCAATATTTTATTGATTGTAAAACACATTTCGATTTAATGAAAGAAAATTTAATTAAAAAAACACCAATTAATTTTGATTATATTGTTTTAACTGAGTCGGAGTATTCTGAAAGTTTTTGGTTAAATAAAAAATTCAATTGTTTTGTTGAAGATTTACATAAAGAATTAATTGATTATCTTGAAAATTTAGAATTAGATGAAGATGATGAATATACAACTGATTATAT